CAAAAGAATGTATATATGCGTCTTTCTTGTCTATGCCCTGTGCGACTAGCTTGGCAAAGTATCTTTCTTTTTCAGTTATATATTTATGTCTACCACTGCCAAAACGATTGATGTCTTTAGCAGGCTCTCCTTCTAGCTTTTGCTTGCCATTTGTATACTTGAGACCTAGCAATGTTTTAACAACTGTCTGTTTGCCTTTATAAGCAGTGCTATTGATAGTGCTCTTTTTAATTATACTAAGTATTTGTCCATCATCACTAACGGTCCATTCACCTTCTTCTGCGGTGCGCCAGTCAGTGTTAATCTTTTCTTTGGGGTATTGTTTGCGGAACTCTTCCTCATTATCAAATAAATGATAATCCACGCCTTTGATTGTTCTAAGATACATTATGCCTGAGCTTCAATCTCTGGCTTAGTCCCTGTAACGAAGTCTACTAATACTGGGGTATCCATCTCATCTATGACCATTAGTATCTCCATCATGTATTGGTGGTCACCAGTATCAATGAACTTCTTTGATAGGCTTTTTAAATAATCTATCGCAGGTCCTAAATCAAGTACTTCTATACGAGGTTCTATTTCCATAGCGGTAATATAATCATAGAATATAGTATTCAACAAGTAATTAAAATAAGTGTTGACAGGTATAGTGTTTTTACTATAAATTTCAACTGTTGGTTGAAAGGAACAATAATATATTAATATATTAATATTATATTATTAATATTAAATAATATTATTAATATTAGATAGATAGTTAATATTATAATATTTTAATATATTACCGCATTTTACCGCCGCAGTCAATCCAACCTAAATCTCAAAAAAAATCCAAAAAAAATATTTTACTATGTGTGTCTTTCTTTTTTTATGCACACGCCACCCCCCGTTGCCTTTTCGTTGAAAAAAAGTTAGGTTGAGAAATCCAATCTCATTTCATAGTACGTTAAATATTTCACAATATAAACGTAGCTAGAAAAAAAGTTTAAAAAAAAATGGAACCTTTTACCCCGTCAATCATATACAGTACAGTTCTTTGAAAATGTTTTTTTCGCCCCCGGTAAATCTACCGCACCATTGCCTGACAGCGTGCGGGGGGCGTTAGCGGGTCTAAGTCTCTCGAATGCAACCCGTGACTATTCTCAACCCTTAATAATAAATAATAGGAGGTTCAAAATGAACCAATATGATGAATATGCACAAATGATGAACGGTGCACAATCTAACGGTATTTCACAATCTAACGGTATTATGCCAGTTCAACCAATCGTACAACCAGCAAACATTACAAAAGAGGCTGTTGTTGTAGATTCTGTTGACATTCCACAAAATGTTAATGGCGGTACATTTGACCCATTTTGTGAGATTGATGTCCTACCTTTAGAGAATGCAGACGGATTTCAAAGCGGAGCCCGTAATGTGAGAGTTAAAAGAGATACTGGACAATATTTAGAGGCTGGAATTGTTAGCCCTAAATATTTGTTAATCAAGAATAAAGCTATCAATGATAAATGCAATATTATTAGAGATGAATCTGGCTTAGACTGGGAACATGACAGGATATTCTTTGACGGTAAACGTTACAAGAATGTCTTCAGAACTCAATCTATTCAAAGAGAACTTAATAATGGTGATGTTGCTTATTTGACATTTACCGAGATTAACAGTTATGACCAAAGCTCACCAGCTGGCTGGCGTATTGACTTTATGATTCAAGTCTGTAAGAATGGTATGCTGTCAGCTAGACACGGTATTGGCAAATCATTTGCTCACACTATGTCTAATGTTGACTGGCAACAGGAGATTATGACAGCTACCGCCACTCTCAGGGGTGAGGGTATTGTCAGAAGACTGGACAGCTTTGCAAATGCTTGCGGTAAACTACAAGCCCCTTTGACTATGGAAGCCCTGACAGACATCAGGAAAAACCATATCAACAAGCTACCAGCCTTGCGCTACGGTGAAATCTTAGACAAGTTTCACAATAAGCCTGAGTACAAGGATGGACGCCTATGGGACCTTATGCAAGCGGGTACTAATACCTTATGGCACAAGGATAAGATAACCAAGGCTGTATTTGACAATAACGCTCACTTTGTGGATGGTATGCTTGACTTTGGAGAAAAAGCCTACGTTTCATAATATAACCAAACTACGGGGGGCGCAAGCCCCCCAGAAAGAAGAGAATAAAATGACCCTTACACAAACTATCGAAATGGACAATGACGTCTACATTATAGAATATGTTATGTCTTCTGTAACCAATACCATAAAAATAGTTGAAATGACTAAAAATGGTAAGTTTCACAGGATGAACTGGATAAAGAATCCAGCTATTAGAGAGCTGATACTTAAGACGCTAGAAGAAAGTTACGAATACCAGATTCAAGACTAGACAAGGACAGCCCCCGAGAAATCGGGGGTTTTCTTTTTTTTAATATTTTTTTTATATAATCCATTCACGTAGGTAATTCACGTAGATATTTTATAATATAACATTCACGTAAAGACTGGACGCATTGTGAAATCTATTTTTATTATAGAATATTCACGTAGCTACTATTTTATTAATATAATTCACGTAGCTAGTTAGATTGTACAATATAGGGGGTAATAGGTAATATATTAATATTATATCTTTTATTTATATTATATATATTAGTATTAATATTATAATATATTAATATTAGCAAAAATAAGATACCCGAATCTCCCCCCGACAAATGAATTATTTTATTTATTTTGGAACTTTTTTTTATTTATCTTGTATACAATACAACAAACGCAAAGGAATTTAAAAAATGAAAATAACAAGAAACATAATAAAATCTAATAAAGAGAAATCAGATATGATATTTATTACATTATCTAATGGAGATGAGGTTTACGTTTATGATGGTAAAAAGGGATATTGCGCAGTCGATGTAACTAGAACTACAAAACAAAAAGACCCTAAATCTAGCATTGTTACAAGCGAAAAAAGAGAAAAGGACGCTAACGGAAAGATACATTTAACTAAAGAAATTGAGATTGGGCAAGGGGCGTACAATTATGAAAACAGAACAACACTATCAATCACAAACACCATAAACGATGAACGAAGGAATTAGTTAAGGGTAAAGGGGGGCTTGGGTTTCCTTTCCTTAGCCCCCTATAAATTTAGATTACACAATACAAGAGAGGTTATACAATGCAAACACTGCCAGAGATAATAAAAAAGTACAGAAAAGATTTAGATATAGGATATTCATGCTCAATTTATGGAGGGAATTTTGATTTCTACATAGCCGACCAATTAGGAATAGAACCTAGAACTCCAGAATTTCATGAAATGCGTGACAAGTGGACGACATTTTTATGGTGCAATGATAAGAACAATATCGAAAAAACCTTAAAAGATTTTATAAATACTTGGGAACTTTTAAAATAATAGAACGTATAAAATAAAAACGAGAGGAAACAAAAATGAATGAACAACAGAAAACCTGTGAGCAGTTAATAGATAGTTGGTTAGAAGACAGAGCCAACGATATTAAAAAGTTTATGGAATTAGATGATATTTGGGAGGACGAAGCAGAGGACTTGGGATTGTTTAGCGAGTATGAATTATGTTTTGATTATGTAGATGCAAATACATTTGACAATCAAGACGAAGGGTACTTTAGGTATCAGCTTTCGTGGGGTGGTCCAAGTGATGAAATAAACTTTTATCGTGACGGACGGATAGAATATAGATACAAAGATTGGTTTGATGGTGCAGTTCGAGAGCTAGACACCAACGAGGATTGGGTGCAGTGGTTGGATGCTACGCTATTCCACGACAAAGAATCAATGTTTGAGCACAAAGAATTAGAGAGCGTAGAGGAATTGTAGAATATGAAGAGTAAAAAAGATACTTTGATTACTGAATATGGGGGCGAGCGTGGATATTGGGAACTGCCAATGAGATATGAACGTAAGACCTACGGAGAAAGAAGATTTGTTTCTATCGAGCCGATACAAAGAGAAACACCGAAGGTAAACAGAAACGATGCTTGCCCGTGTGGAAGTGGAAACAAATATAAAAAATGCTGTATGTAATACAGATTGTGAAATAAAAATAAACTACAGAAAGAGAACTGAACTATGAAAGAAAGAACTAGAAGAGCCTTAATAGATTTAATGATTATAACCGATGAACACAATTTATTAAGGGATGTAGACGAAACTCCAAAAGATTATAAAGATACAAAGAAACAAGCCTATTACGAACTGATGGCATTTATAAAAGAATATGGAGATAAGGGAACTAATTAACAATTGATGCGTATAAAAGAAAAAGATATTTAAAAATTGGGACGGGTGTGATACTGACAGCCTAATGGGTCGATTCGGTACAACACGAGTGAAGATAGAGTTTACTATCTGTGGGCAGAACCTAAGAAGGGGGGACGCTCATTAAACTTAAGCCCGTGAAAGATGATTGCCCGCAAGGGAACGATGAACAGGAAATGGTTTAATCGATTCAATCTTTGCCCGTCCTAGAAGATTTGTAAAGAAAAAAAATTGGAACAAAAATTAAACTTAAGCGTATAATAAATAAAGAAAGCGAGATGAACTAATGAAAAACAATAAAATATATTTTCACATTCACCAAGACTACGAAGGAGATATTATAAGTCCTTTTTGTCCTAATTCGTACAAGCTGAAAGAACTAATTGGAACTAAAGTCTTTAGTAACAATCAAATTCATAAAATATTAGATTTAGGATTTAAAATTACTTTCATCGTAAACAAGGGAACTCTTTACGAAAAGATGTTTAACGCTTTTTGTTGGACGCTAGACGGAACAATCAAATACGAACAACCTAGCTACAGTAATGAAAAAATAACAATACTAATGAACGATGCTAAAACAAATGAAGGAGCATTACAGCCACATATTAGAGAACTGAAAGACCATCTTGCTAAATTGAAATATGGTGAATATAAGGAGGTGAACTAATGGGCAGATACTACAATGGAGATGTAGAAGGTAAATGGTGGTTCGGCGTACAATCCTCAGATACTCCAGAAAAGTTCGGAGGTTATGAAACACATATAGATTACACAATCTGTGATGATGATACGTTCAAGAACAGAATGGAGTGTATAGAGAATGACTTAGGAGATAGGCTACCGATTCTAGAAAAGTTCTTTAAGGAAGAGCCTTACTATAATAATGAGAAGCTACACAAATATATGTCTAAGCATATCGAGGACTACAAATTAGAGTGGGTAAGTCAAGACGTTGAGGACTACGCAGACTACTGCTTTGGTAAGGAAGTTCAAAAGCACTTCAAGGAGAGTGGCGAGGATTATTGTAATGTTAATTCGGAGTTGTAAAAAAACTGGGGAACCTTTGAAGTACTTCCGAGTTAAAGAAGAAAAGAAAGGACAACAGATGAACAGAGAACTAGCACAGATCC